CTTAATAAATAAGTTATATTCTCATACTTTTCAATGCCAGTAGAAAGGGTAAAGCAAGAATTTAAGGATCTTAGTCTATCTTTTAAGACAAATCCTCTAAATAATGACCTTATTGGTCTAAAAAATTCGACTGCAATCTCCCGTTCTATCCAAAATATAGTATTTACCAACCGTGGCGAAAAGTTTTTTGATCCTGATTTCGGTTCAGATGTAACTAGAACTCTATTTGAGAACGTTGATGAGGTTACAGCTCTTAATATTAAGGAAGATATTGAAAATTCCATTAAAAATTATGAACCTAGAGTTGAATTGGTGGATGTAGGTGTCATTCCTGATTATGACGGGAATCAATTTTATGCAACAATCACTTATATTATTGTTGGATTAGAAGTTCCTGCTCAGGAATTAGAATTCGTATTATTGCCAAGTCGATAAATGCCACTTTTAAACTTTACTGATCTAGATTTTGATCAGATAAAAATCACTCTCAAAGATTATTTAAAGAATAATTCCAATTTTACGGATTATGACTTTGAAGGATCTAACCTATCTACTATTATTGATGTCTTAGCGTATAACACGTATATATCGTCTTATAATGCTAATATGATATCTAATGAGGTATTCATAGATTCTGCCACCTTAAGGGAGAATGTGGTGGCACTGGCACGTAATATAGGATATCTACCAAGGTCTAAGAAGTGTTCTAGAGTTCCAATCGATTTTGTTGTTGATTTAGATGGTGTTTCACCTACTCCTGCAACTATAACCCTTAAAAAAGGACCTGTTGCGAGTACAGGAAACCAATTTGGTGGGCAATCTTTCGTCTTTTGTATTGCTGATGACAAAACTGTCTCAGTTACTAATGGTGTTGATGGAAATAAAGAAGCTAGATTCGATAATTTAACTGTACATGAGGGTACTTTACTAACTCAGACATTTACTTATTCATCTAGAAACCCATTTCAGAAGTATATCCTACCAAATACCGGAATTGACCTTGATACTTTGAATGTTAAAGTAAAGGGATACTCTGGATCTACCACATCTGTAGATTATGTTCGTCAAGATGACCTATTTGCAGAGAAAACTGGTACTACAATTGATGGAACTTCCCATGTTTACTTCATTCAGGAAGTTGAAAGTGAGCAATATGAGTTAATTTTTGGTGATGGTATCTTTGGTAAAGCTTTAGAGGATGGTAATGTCATTGAAGTTTCTTATATTGTTACAAATGGTGATTCTGCTAACGGTGTCAGTCGTCTTGTTTTCTCTGGAAGACTAACATATACCAGAAATTCTATTGAACATAATGTTACTAGTGGAATTTCACTGATTAGTAGTTATAGTTCTTCAAGCGGTGGAGAAGCAATTGAGAGTGTTGACTCTATTAAGAAGTATGCACCTCAAATATATGCCACTCAGAACCGTGCTTTGACTGCAAATGACTATGAAATCCTAATTCCAAACAAAATTTACCCTGAAGCAGAGTCAATTTCTGTATATGGAGGTGAAGAATTAGTTCCTCCTCAATATGGAAAGGTTTTTATTAGTATAAAACCACGTACAGGAGACTTTGTACCTGGTTCTATTAAGGAAAATATCAAAAGAGACCTTAAAAAGTACTCTGTTGCAGGTATAATACCTGAAATTTTAGATTTGAAGTACTTGTTTATAGAAACAAACAACAAAGTTTACTATAATTCCAATCTAGCACCTTCTGCATCCTTTGTTTCTACCATTGTTCAGGACAATATTAACAAATATGCAGATTCAGCTGAACTTAATAAGTATGGTGCTAGGTTTAAATACAGTCAATTCTTAAAAGTTATTGATCAAAGTCATGAGGCTGTTACTTCTACTATCACTACTGTTGAAATACGTAGGGATTTAAGATTAGCAACTGATACATTTGCTGAGTATGCTATTGATTTTGGTAATGAAATGCATATTAATTCAATGAATGGGTACAATATTCGATCCAGTGCTTTCAAAGTATTGGATATAAATGAGGATGTTTACCTATATGATGTTCCTAATTCTGATAAAAAGACAGGAACGATCAGTTTATTCTCTCTAGACTCGTCTGGAAGTAATACACCAACGATTCAAAGGAGAAATATAGGAATAATTAACTATAAAACAGGTCGTATTACCTTAGATCCCATTAATATCGTCTCTGGAAAGACGAAAGATGGAGTTCAGATTATGGAAATATCAGCAATTCCAGAGTCTAATGACGTTATTGGATTACAGGATCTTTATTTGCAACTAGATAGTAGTAATGTGGAGATGATTGTTGATGAAATTAGTTCAGGTATTGACCCATCTGGATCAAATTATATCGTTACTCCAAGTTATACCTCTGGCAGCATCGTAAGATAAACAAATGGCAGAAAAGAAAGTTCAATTTAATCAGATTGTAAAAAGCCAGTTGCCAGCATATGTGCGGGCTGAGTTTCCTCTTGTCGGTGAATTTTTATCTCAGTATTATAAAGGACAAGAATATAAAGGTGGACCTCTTGATTTAATTGAAAATATTGACAGTTATATAAAATTAAGTGATTGTGGTAATATTGTTAAATCTACTACTCTAGCAGAAACTGATAGTGCAGGATCATATACTGTTCTTGATAGGTTTCAAACAACAATTGCAGTTAAAGATACAACGGGATTTCCTGAAACTAATGGATTAATTAAGATTGATGATGAAATTATCACTTATTCCAGTAAAACAAGTGTAACTTTTGTAGATTGTACTAGAGGTTTTAGTGGAATTACCTCTTATAGGAACACATCTAACCCAGAAAACCTAGTATTTTCAACTTCTATTGCAACTGAGCACGAAAAAGAGAGTGTTGTTGAGAATTTAAATGTTTTATTCCTTGAGAAATTCTTAACAAAAGTTAAAAATCAGTTTTTATATGGTTTTCAGACTGATTTAGATCCAAAATTAAACGAACCTCAATTTATAAGACAATCTAAAGACTTCTATTCCACCAGAGGAACTGATGAATCCTTCAAAATCCTCTTTGGAGCACTTTATGGTGAAAATGTAAGCGTTATTAGACCTAGAGATTATGTAATTTCACCTTCAGACGCTAATTTCAAGTTAACTAGAGATCTTGTTGTAGAACCAGTAGAAGGGGATCCTGAAGATTTAGTAAATCAGACCCTTTTTCAAGATCCTTTTGAGAATATTTCAAAGGCTTATGCTCCAGTTTCCAGAGTAGAAAAAGTTGCTGTTGGTGTTAATACTAGAAGTTATTATAAAGTTAGTATTGATGGTGCTTATAGTCAAAATGATGGATCTACAGATTTAATATATGGTAAATTTACTCCTAATGCTAAAACCAAAATAATTGGTGCAATTAGTATTGGACAGACTTATATTGATGTAGATTCAACGATAGGATTCCCAAATTCGGGAACTTTGTCGTTTCTTAATGCAGATGGAACCTCTGGAATCTGTACATACACTGAAAAAACGATAAATCAGTTTTTAGGAATAAGTACGGTAGGAATTTCTGATACAATTACTGATAATACTAGTATTGATCAAAATACGTTCTCTTATTCTGCTGGATCAGGAACAACTGATGGAATAAAAGTAAAAATAAGGTCTGTTTTGAGTGATTTGGTCATTCCTACAGAAACTTATTATCAACAATCTGGTGCAAAGGTTAAAACAAAGAATTTAGGAAAAATAACCAATAATTTTAAATTTAATAATTGGATATTTAATACAGCTCAGTCTTATATTGTTGAATCCATTAGTCTTATTGATTCTATAAACAACATTTATAAGTTAGTTACAAAAGATAAGAATATCTTTAGAATTGGTGATAAATTTACGACTCATGAGACAATAAATGATACTGTTACATGGGGATCTCCAATAACTTCGGATTTTGAACCAGCAACAGGAAAACAGTTCTTAATAACTGATATTTTTGATGAAAATACTTGTATTTTTAGAGGAACTGGTTTAGGAGATATTACAAAGGTAGTTAAAGTAACTAGACTTATTGCAAAATCAGATTCTAGGGTTCATCCTACCATAAATGTCAATACTGCTAATGTTCAGAACACTTATATTGACTCTGAGACTGCTCTAGTTGCTTCTTCATCGCTTCCATCTGCTGGAGACATCTATATTGACCCTAGTAAGCAAAAATTCAGTTTTGACGGGTTATATACTAAAGGCCAAGAGGAAATACAGATCACTAATGGCGTTGATCACAACTTTTATACAGGCGATGCAATTTTTTACACTCCAGAATGGAAAACTAAGATTACATCTATTGGTGGAGTAGATTATGTTCAAGAATGGGTAGAAACTTCACTTTTTGAGCAAGGACCTGATGGAGATTATGGAGAAGGTGTTTATTATGTTAAACGTATTGATGCTAACAACGTAAAATTCGCAAAAAGTAGGTCAAACCTCTATAATAACATTTTTTCTGCAGTAACCATTGATGATCAGAAAGATACCATTACTTTGGGTCCAAACTGGGTAGAAAAATATGACAATTATCAAAAAAACATAGAATCACAAAAACTTTTAAGAGAAGTAGCTCCACCTGTTCCTGATGGAAAAGATTATGAAACAGATATGGGTTATACTGGAATTTTGATCGATGGTGTAGAAGTTTTAAATTATAAAGCAAGAGATTATGTCTATTCTGGTTCTATTGAGTCAATTAATGTAGTAAAAGGTGGTAGAGACTATGATGTAATCAATCCACCACTTCTTTCTGTTACTGATGCTGTTGGTTCAGGTGCAACAGGTTCTTGTTCAGTTAAAGGTGATTTTAAAGAGATTAGATTATTAAAATCGGGTTTTGATTACCTTGAAACTCCATTGGTTAAGATTACAGGAGGAAATGGAACAGGTGCAGTTGCAGAGGCTAAATTAGTTTCTGTTCCTCATCAAGTTTCCTTTGATTCTACTGGAATTGGATCTATTACTGCAGGAATTGGTACTGTTATTATTGGACAGTCTAGTAATCAGTCAACTATTGGATTTTCAACATATCATAAGTTTAGGGTTGGTGAAAGAGTTGTATATAAGACTTTTGGAGAGAGACCCTTAGTAGGTTTGGGTACAGATTCGATATATCATGTTTCTATTAATGATGATTACACTGTAAAGTTACATAAAACCTATGAGGATGCAATATCTGGTATTTCTACTATAACATTCACTGATTATGGTAATGGAATACATGCATTGAAGTCGGTTAACGGAAAAGCAATTGTAAGTTCGATTGTAATATTAAATTCTGGATCTGATTATGAAAATAAAGAAAGAACATGTCAATCAGTCGGAATAGACACAGCTCTTAATGTTATTAATATTTCTAATCATGGTTATCAAACTGGAGAGGTAATTCGTTATTCTAATACTCTTGCTAATGTTGGATCGGGTGCTACTACTCTAATAACTGGACTTTCTACTTCATTAGATTACTATGCATCAGTTATTGATGATAATTCCTTCCAGTTAGCAGCAGTTGGTGTAGGAACAACTGTTAGTAGTTTTTATCTTGATACTAAGCAGTTTGCAGACTTTAGTACTGTTGGATATGGTACTCATACATTTAATTATCCTGCAATTGAAGTAAAAGTTGTTGGAGATGTGGGAATATCTTCAATATCGGGAGATACGTTTGAAGCAACTGTACAACCTATTGTAAGAGGTGAAATTACATCAGTTAATCTTACAAATACGGGTGCTGGGTATGGTGTAACAAATATTGTCAATCTTGAAAGAGATCCTGATATTTCTGTTTATTCTGGACAAGATGCTGTACTAACTCCTGTAATTTCTAATGGAAAAATTGTAGAGGTTAGTGTTAGTGCTGGTGGTACTCAATATAACGCACCACCTACTCTAGCAATCAGTGGAATTGGTACTGGTGCAGATTTGGTTCCAGAGATGGATTCTGCTGGTACTATTGTCTCTGTAAGGGTTAATCATGGTGGAATTGGATATGGAGTCTCTACTACGTTTATTCAGGTAGATCCTGCTGGAAAGAACGTTAAATTTAGATCTAATTTAAAAACTTGGCAAGTTAATCAGTTTAGAAAGAGTGAAGCTATTATAACGGATGATGATGTTATCCTTTCAACTCCTCTTAACAGGAAATTTGGACTTCAGTGTTCATATGTATATGCTCCTAGAAGTTTAAGAAAAATTGTTTATGCTACCGACCAAGATGGTAATACATTGTATGGTAAAAAGGATTTAACTCAAGTCAATAACATAGAAGTCGATAATAGTGATCATTCTCCAATTATTGGATGGGCATATGATGGATATCCCATTTATGGCCCATATGGGTATACAACAAAGACTGGTGGATCAGTTGTTCAGTTAAAATCTGGATATGTAGAAAAAGCATCACAGATAACGGATAGACCTCCAATTAGTGAATTCCCTGCAGGATATTTTGTAGAAGATTTTGAATATGTTCCTTCAAATGACGAAACACAACTAGATGAGAATAATGGAAGATTCTGCGTTACTCCAGAATATCCAAAAGGTGTGTATGCATATTTTGCAACATTTGAAGATACTACTTCTGCAACTGGTCCATTTAAGGATTATAAAAAACCAACTTTCCCTTATTTGATTGGTAAGTCCTTTAAAGCACAACCAAATACTTTTAATTTACAGCAGGGATCTAATCAGGATGCTATTAATTTAAATAAGACAAATTGGATTAGAAATACCTTCCCATATGCTTTAGATAAGAAATATAGTGGTTATGGATATGTAAATGAACCTTCTGAATATATTGCTCAGGATTCTATTATTAACTTTGCTAAAAAAGGATCTATAGATGCAATTGGTATTCTTACAGGTGGTACTGGATATAAAGTTGGTGATCCTCTCGTTTTTGGTAAGGAAATAACAACTGATTATAAGGCTTCAGCAAAAGTTTCTAAAGTAGCAGGACCTGGAATAGGAACTATAAGTGTAACTACTACTTCTCTAACTGGAATTGAATTTTATCCTACAGTTAAAAATAGAAACGCATCTGCTGAAACTATTATTGGAATATATTCAACAGAGATTGGTCTTCAAGATAATAGTCTTGTTTCTATTGCTGGAATAACAACAACTGCTTCAGATCTTCAAGGATCTTTCAATATTGGAATTAGTACGAATAAATTAATCGTATCTGCAGCAATTGGTACAGATGGTGTTACAGGTTTAGTTACTTATTTCCCTGTAGCAGGTGATTTAAGATATCCTGCTTTAAAAGAAAATGATCTTTATACATCAGGAACAGAAGTAGTAAGAATTTTAAATGTAGATAGATTTAATTCTAGAGTTAGAGTTTTACGTTCTATTGATGGATCAACGGGAGTATCTCATACCATAACAACAACTTTGACTGAACTTCCTAGGAGATTTACTATTAATGTAGGAAGTACAACTTCATTTACTCGTAACGTTAATAAGGAAATTTATTTCAATCCTGTTGAGTCTGTTGCAATAGGAACTGCATACCCTGTTGGTGCTGCTGGTACCCAAGCTGGAATTGGAACTACTATTAGTTTCTCTAATCCAGGAGCAGGAATAACTGAGATTTGGTCTCCTACTCAAACAATCTATCTACCTAATCATGGATTATTAACAGGTGAGAAGGTTACATATCAGGTTAATACTGGTGATAGTATTGGAATTCTTACAGGTGCAAATCAAGTAGCAACCGGAGATAGTTTCGCTTTATCAGATTATTCTAGTCTTTGGGTTGCAAAAGTAAGTAATGATTTAATTGGATTATCTACTGTTGCTATTGGATTAGGTTCAACTGGATCTTTTGCTGGAGTTGCAAATACAACTTCTCATCAAGGATTACTCTTCTTTAAGAGTGTTGGTGATGGATCCTATCATAGTTTCAAAACAGTATATAATGATGTTGTAACGGGTAGTTTAGAGAAGAATGTAGTAACAGTCTCTACTTCTTCAACTCATGGATTGAGTAATGATGATAAAGTATTTGTTGATGTAGATCCTGGTATCTCCACTACTGTTACTATTAAGTATAATAAGAAGCATAGAAGGGTATTAGTAAATCCTTTAGACTTTGCTACGTCTGGTGTTACAACTACTACTGCTACATCTGGTATTCCAGATTCTATTACAATTAATGATCATGGATTCCAAAATGGACAAGAAGTAGTTCATACTTGTACTGGAGATGGAATTGATTTACCTAATAATACCATCTATTATGTTTATGTAATTGATAGTAATACAATTAAGTTAACAGCTGACAAATATCAAACTACACGACCTATTCCAGTATTTGTTGGAATTTCAACCTTCGTTGCAGGAACTCTGTCTCCAGTTAACCCACCTTTGACTGTTTATAAGAATTCCAATGTAACATTTGATCTTTCTGATTCTTCTTTATCATATACTCAAAGTAGTACAGATTATGCTGGATTTAGATTTGAATTTTATCACGATTCTAATTTCACTAATAATTACGAAACTAATGGTCTCGTAGATGATACATTTAATGTAACAAGAACTGGTACTGTTGGTGTAACAGGAGATGCTAAGGCTGTATTAAAAGTTGATGCAGACAGTCCTTCATTACTTTACTATAAGTTAGTTCCTTTAGAGACTAATGCTAATACCACAATAAACAAAGAATGTGTTGTTGATACTACTGTAGATTTTAATAATCAAATCTCATTTAGAGAAAGCATTTATAATGGTGAATTTAGCATTCTTAAGCAATCTGATAATACCTTTACATATAACTTAAAAGAACGTCCAGAAAGTGCTTCCTATACTCCTTCACCAGCGCATTTAGATTATACAACAAATGCATCAGAAGGATATGGTCGTATTGCTGAAGTTAAATTGTTTGATAAGGGTAGTGGTTATACTGCTCTTCCTGGAATTACAACAGTTACTACTTCAACTGGTACAGGTGCTGTATTAGAGTCTTCTAGTAAGACAATAGGAAAGGTTGTAAGAGCAACTATTGAAGATATTGGATTTGATTATCCTGCAGATTTAACTCTAGAGCCATCAACACTATTCCCACAAGTATTAAAGGTTGAACCTTTAAGTGGATTTAAATCAATTGGAATTACTTCATTTGGACGAGGATATAACACTCCTCCTAGTTTAGTAGTTATTGATGGAAATACGAAGAAACAAATTAAAGATGTAGATCTGAGATATGATGCTGAGAATAAGAAAGTTGATATTTTAGAGAATACTTATAGTCTTACTAATACTCCTCCTACTATTCTTCCCATTGGTGGTCCTAATGGTGTAAGAGCGACCAATTTTGAATTAAACAAGAGTGATACTTGTGGAGTGTCTAGTGCTACAAGAACACTTTATACTGATATTCCTACAGTAACAGTAACTTTAAAAGAGTCCTTTAATAGTGTTAAGACTGCAGGTGGTGATTATAAGAATCCATTCCCATTTGCCATCAATGATATGGTTTTGGTGGAGAATGTTAGTGTTGGTGTTGGATCAACTGCGAAGGGATATAATTCTTCTGGATACGAATATGCTAGATTCAAGATTGTTGAGGTAACACCAAATTATGGTGGTATAGGTACTGTCAAATATAGTATGGAAGGATATCTCAGCGAAGTTGAGTGGCCTGGTAATTTTGATACTATTAATTCTTCTGGTTCATTGGTTCCATCTAAATGGTTCCCACATTTTGATTCAACACTTGAATCTAGAGCATTCAATAAAGGTGATGAAGTAAATGATGGAAATACCACTGGTACTGTCTTTGATTGGAATGATTCTGCAAAATACTTAACAGTAGAAGGTGCTACAGAATTTGAAGTTGATACGATTATAACAGATGATGATACTGGAGTAAAAGGTCTTATTAAAGATAGAATTACGTTTGAATCTAAGTATGATTTAAATGATGTTTCTATTGTTGATAATGGATGGGAATATCTAACAGGATTCCTGAATAACGAATTACAGAAAATTTCTGATAATGATTACTATCAGAGTTTCTCATATTCAATTAAATCTAAGGTTCAATATGATGAATGGAAAAATGTTGTTGGATCTTTAAATCATACCGCTGGATTTAAGAAATTTAGTGATCTTCAGGTTGAATCTGATTTAAATTCTGCAACTCCTTTACAAATTGGTATAACCACTCATGTTACAAGAGTATTAGATCTTCATGGAGTGGAAGATATCAATACAGTTAAGAACTATGACTTAGCAACTGAGAATTATCTTCAAGGACATCAGAGAGCATATTCTGATGAGATTAATTTCCAGTCACGACTTATCACTGATTATTCTGAATCCAGTGGAAATAGAGTCTTAGTGATGGATGATATTAGTGGTCAATTTAATAATAATCCACGATCTACTCCATATACTGATGTTTGGAGACAAAGAACTGCTGATGGTAGAACGCAATCATTTATCATCTATATTCAAGATAGGACATATACTGGTGAGAGGCAAATAACAAGGGTTGATGCAGTACATGATACTGGCCGTGGTTATTCAATGATCAACCAGTATGGTGACATTTATAGTGTTCTTGATTTAGGAGACTTTGATTATGTAATTGATGGAGATGAAAGTGTACTTCGTTTCTATCCTAACAAGTATAAGTTAAACAATTATAATGTTATACCATTCTCCTTTAATATTGATAAGAATGTTCTTGGAGTAACAACTGATCAAACTGGAGTTTCCATTGGTAATACAGAACTCCCAGGTGCTCCTGCAGACCCCTCTACGGGTCTTAATGGGTCTTTGGTAAGTATTGCGTCTACAGTGGTTGAAATCGCTGGCGGAAACGCAGGAACAGTCTTTACATTAGCAGGTATTGGAACAACTACACCAGGACATAGATCAGCGAAGATATGGGTAAGTGTTGAAGCTAGTGATGGAAGTGTTGAGCATGATGAATTAACTGTTATACATGATGGTACTAATGTTGGATGGCAAGAATATGGTCAATTAACTATACATTCTCTTGATTCTTATTCCTCTACAGGAAATATAGGAACTTATTGGCCTTACATGTCTGGTGAATCACTTGTTGTTGATTATACTCCAGATGCTGGTTATACGACAGCATGGGTTAATGCTGTTGCTATAGGTATTGCTACAGAGGGATATCAGGGAATTGGTACTTATGATTTCTCTTACTCTGCAATGACTGCTAAGAGTACAGGTATTACTTCTAGTTCTTCTCCAAGTGCGGTTGGTATTGCAAGTTACCATAATGATTATGATGCTGCTTACTGTGTTGTTCAGGTTGCTGATGTATTGAATGATAACTATGAAATTTCAGAAGTTATTATAATTGACGATTATGCTGATGATTCACAAGTATTATTAACTGAGTATGGTAATGTAGTTGTTGGTGCAACAAATGCTGGATTAGGTACTATTAGTGGTAATAGAGCTGGTGATGATAATACTGAAATTACCTTTGTTCCTCATGCTGGAATAGCAGTTTCTGTTACAACCTTTATGGTAGGATTAAGAGCAGAAGAAAATGGAACTCTCTTACCTACTACTGCTTATAGAGAAGTTGGTGGAGAAACTAAGAAAGATTTGGGTAATGTTCAGATAGGTAATGATTTTGCTCTTTATGAAGGAACTGAAACTGCTGTTAAGAAGAGGTTTAATTTACAGCATAACACTAATGAAATCTTTAGGAGGAGTTTTGATGGATCTGATAGTAGTGTAGTTGATCTTACTAATAATAGTATCCTCATTCCAAATCACTTCTGGGTTACTGGTGAGAATGTTACATATTCTGTCAAAACAACTGCTGGAGTTGGTACTACAGGAGACACAATAGGTATTGCCGCGACAGAATTCTCTGGTGTTGGAACGGTTAGTTATATTCCATCATCTGTATATGTAATTAAGAAAGGTGAAAATAAAGTTCAATTAGCAAGGTCTGCTGAAGATGCACTGAAGCAAATAGCAGTTCCTTTAGATCTAACATCGGTTGGTGTTGGTACATCTCATAGTTTAACTTCTAAGAATCAGAATACTAAGGTTCTGGTTGGAATTGATAATATGATTCAATCTCCAATTGCAGATACATCAGTTTCAACAACTTTAGACAGAGATGCAGCACTTGGTGTCGATATAGTTTACTTTACGGGAATTACTTCAATCTTTGGTGCTGATTATGTAAGAGTTGGTAGTGCCACTACTTACGAAGTTATGAAGATACTTTCTGTAGGTATTGGATCAACTAATGCTATTAAAGTTCAGCGTGGATGGTTAGGATCAACTATTGCTGGTCATTCTACTGGAGATACGGTTACTAAGATTAGAGGAAACTATGATATCCTTGATAGTTACATTAACTTCATGGAGGCTCCTCCAGGAAAGAATCCTGTTGGAAGTGTAACTAATCCTCCAGATGATCGAGATTGGACAGGTATTACTACTTCTTCTAGTTTCCACGGTAGATCGTTTATGCGATCTGGAGTAACTGATGGGACAGAGGAAACCTATAAACTTAACTATCAGTATGACGACATTTCTCAAGACTTTACTGGTCAGCAGAAAGACTTCTCTTTGAAGGTAGATGGAGCAAATGTTTCTGGTATTGCTAGCAATAATGGTATTGTTTTAATTAATTCAATATTCCAGGGTCCTGGTAATTCTAATGATTATACTATGACTGAAGCAAGTGGAATTTCTACTCTAAGATTTACGGGTGGAATTGCTACAGTTGCTTCTGATCCTAATACTGCAACTATTCCTGTTGGTGGATTAATTGTTTCAATTGGATCAAGTAAGGGATTTGGTTATCAACCACTTGTTGCTGCTGGTGGTACTGTAACTGTATCCGTTGCTGGTACTATTGCATCTATAGGTATTGGAACTTCTGGATCTGGTTATAGAGCTGGTATTCAAACTGTTACCGTTGGTATTCAAACAGAAAGTATGGGTGCAGCGGGTATCACTAGTGTTGGTGTTGCTGCTGTATCAAATGGACAAGTAACAAGCGTTAGTATTACAAATCCACAATGTTTCTATAAACCTAGAGACATTCAGATGGTTTCTTATGGTAATACCACAGGTTTAACTACTGTTACTACTGCTACTGATCATGGATTAAGTAGAGGATCTGATATTATTCTTTCTGGTATTGCATTTACTTGTGGATACTCTACTGCTGTAGGAATTGCCACTGCAGATTATGATAGCAGTTCTGGTATTATGACTGTTACGACTTTATATGATCACGGGTTATCTGCTTCAGGAACTCAGAAGAGTACAGTTGTATTGACTGGTCTTGCAATGACCTGCGGATTAGGAGCCACAGTCAACCACATCTACCCAAGAAACAGAGATAGGGTATATGACACCGCAGTGGGCATTAAGAGCGATGGTACGCCATATACAGTCACTAATGCTGATTATACACCTACTACTGGTATTACTACTGTTACAGTGGCTGGTCATGGATTCTCTAATCTAGATAAGATTAAACTTGCTGATAACTCCTTAACATTTACTTGTGCTAAGGATGGTAATGCTACAAATCATTCTTATCCAAGACCTACTGATCCTATTCATGGTCAGTGGATTGGAATTACAAGCGTAACTACAGATACATTTGTAATCAATGTTTTGGGTATTACTACGCTACCTACATCATCATCTACTAATACAAGTGCTCATACCTTTGTCAGTGCCACTACAGGAGGTCTAACATACAATGATGGTACAATCACCCTAAATGTAACTACATCTGCTGAGAAGGATCAATATACACATACATTCGTAGGTGCTGCTGCAAGTACAGTTATTACTGGAGCAAACTATTCTCACGCATTTAGATGGGCGAAGAAGAATGCTGTTACTTCTGCAGGTAGTACCAATTATACTCCATACTATGCTACTTACAATGGTGCTACAGGTGATTTAGTAATGACCTTTGCTGATGCACATGGTCTTGGAACTAATGACACTGTAGGTATTGGTACGAGTACTATTGCATTTGCTTGTGAAATGGATCAGTACGGTACTGATCATGCATATCCTCGTGCTAGTGATCCTATTGCTGGAATTCAAACTGCTATTACTGCAGTAACATCTACTACAATGACAGTAAATGTTGGTGCATCTGTCTTAGGATTTAATACTGTCACTGCTGCCACATACTACCAGACAACTGGTGATATGAAGTTGACCTTAATGAAGGCTCATACATTAACAACTGAGAATAGCGTTAAGTTAAAGCAAGAAGGTTTAAGATTTACATGTTCTAAGGATAGTAATGCAACTCAGCACAGATATCCAAGAAAAGGTGATCCTGGATATGATGGTATGCAGGTGGCTGGTGTAGGTAGTGCTAGAAACTTCTCAGTCTATGTTGGAACTTCTACAGTACCTACAAATTATGTTTCTGGAGGAACTGTACAAGCATGTATCTATGCACCTAGAAATACCGATCTTGATGAACCAGGTTTAACTGTTGAGAACGTTCTTAGTGATACTACATTTGAAGTTAATGTAGGTCTCTCTAGTAGACATCACATCTATAACAGAGGTGGTAAAGTTAATCAGCAAATGAAGGTAGTATTCGATTCACCTTTGGGATATGCTGATATTCCTCTTGTATACAGTGCTGACTCTCCAGGAACAGGTGGTGCTCAAGCAACTGCTGATATTGTTGTTGGTCAAGGATCTACTGTAATTGACTTTACTCTAACCAATGTTGGATATGGATATGGTGCTAATCATATAATTACACCACAAATAACAGGTGCTCTTGGTATTCCTACATTTACCAATTTTGTTCCTGATACTGAATTTAAGATGACAGTTGAGGAAGTTCATGATGATCAATTTAATGCCTGGTCTGTTGGACAACTTCAAGTTCTTGATGATTTCTCAAATCTATTCAATGGTGCAAGAAAGACATTCCCAATTGAATTATCTGGTAGTCCAGTATCCATCCAAGCAAAACCTGGATCTACGGTAACAATTCAAGATTGTTTACTCATCTTTATCAATGATATCTTACAGATTCCTGGAAAATCTTATGACTTTACTGGGGGTAGTAATATAAGTTTCACTGAAGCACCTAAGTCAGGTGATACTATGAAGTTTATCTTCTATAGAGGAACTGGTGGTGCTGATGTTGTAGATGTAGATGTTATTGAAACTGTTAAAGTTGGTGATGATCTAACACTTGGATATAACACTGATTTGGGTCAGAAGAGTTGGATGCAAGAACTTCCACGTACAGTTTCTAAGATCAACTCTGCTAACTCTGTTGATACTAATGCTTATGATGAGCAAGGGATTTATGAAGATACCACTGAGGCTAGACCAATCGATTGGTCTAGACAAATGGAAGACAAATATGTTGGCGGTAAGATAGTTGCGAAAGATCGTATAATGTATAAGGCGAATCTTTATCCTGCTGCATATCTAATCCAAACAGTTGGTGTGGGTACAACAGTTGTTTACATGGATAACTGCAGACCATACTTTAATCCTAAGAATGAGAATGATGTTTCAACTGATTTCCAGAAGGATATTGAAATTTTGAATAATAAAGCAGTAATTGCTGCTGCTGCAACCGCTGTAGTTTCTGCTGCAGGAACAATTGAATCTGTTACTATATCTGGTACAGGTAATACTGGTGGTAGGGGATATGCAAGTGCTCCAAGTGTAAGTATTCAGAATCCTGTTGGTATGGGAACAACTGCTCGTGCAGAAGCAACAGCTACTATTTCTGGTGGTTCAGTATCTGCTATAACGGTTGGTATTAGATCTGGAATTGGATATACAGGAACTAACCCACCTTTGGTTCTAGTTGGACCTCCTGTTGATTATCGAGAGAGTAATTCTGTAGATACATATTATGGTGATTTTGGTATTATTAGTGGAATAGGATTCACATCTGTCGGTGTTGCTTCAACAGGTATTACATTCGATTTAACTATTCCTTTAGATTCTTGGTTGAGAGATTCTGATATTACTCAGGGTTCTACTAGTGGTATAACTACAAGTGGAATAGAAGTTGGTGATTACTTTATTGTTCGTAATTCAAATGTAGGTAATTCTGGATTTGGATTAACCTCATTACAGTCTGATAACAGTGTTTGTGGTGTAGGAACTATCTTCTTAGATAATGTATACAGAGTTGCCGCTGCTGTTGGAGTTAATACATCAGCAATTGGATTTGGAACATTAGGATTTGGACATACTACTGTTACTAGAGTAACCGTAAGTGTTAGTAGCACTGAAGGAATATCTGGTATAGGAAACAGTAATATCTACGGTGAATATAGTTGGGGTAAGGCTGTTCTTTCTTCTAGAGCAAAATCACAATCCTTTACCGTTAATGCTAGTGAAGGTCTTCCAGGAATTGCGACTGGTCCTTTAGTCCAAAGGGTCAAACCATTGAAGATCACAAATTATAACACATAAATAAGTAAAAAAACTATAGGTTACAATGGCCGCAATCATAACTGATCAGATTCGAATACTGAATGCGAAGAATTTCGTTGCGGGTGTTTCTACCTCAACCAATTCTTACTATACTTTTGTGGGTTTACCTAATCCTACAGAGATTCAATCCGATTGGGATAGTGATCCCCCTGCACCTGTCGATAATTTTAAGTCTGAGAACGAATATTGGGACACTATTATTGCGCTAAAGAAAATCACAGATAGTGATGTAAAGCAGGTTGTAAGAAAAAATACATGGGCTTCTGGTACTACCTACGATTATTATAGATCTGATTATAGTATTACTAATAAACCAAAACATGCTCAAGGAGCATCTTTATATTCTGCAAATTATTTTGTAGTTAATAGTGATTATAGGGTTTATATTTGTCTGCAGAATGGTACAGATCCAGAAAACCTTGAAGGAAAACCTTCTCTAGACGAACCAACTTTTACTGATTTAGAACCTAAAGCAGCAGGAACTAGTGGTGATGGGTATATTTGGAAATATCTTTATACTATTAAACCTGCAGAATTGATTAAGTTTGATTCTACAGAGTATATGCCTGTTCCTAAGGATTGGTCATCTAGTACTGATAATGCATCTGTTAGAGATAATGCAGTTGATGGTGGTCTTAAAGTAGTTGTTATTCAGAATAGAGGAGTTGGATTAGGTACTGCTAATAGAACCTATACTAGAGTTCCTATTAAAGGTGATGGTTCTGGAGCAGAGTGTACTGTTGTAGTTAATGCTGATCAAAAGATTGGTAGCGTAACCATCTCGAATGAGGGATCTAACTACACTTATGGTACTGTTGATTTGGTTGCTGGAGGACTTCCTGCACCTGATACTTGGCCTCAACTTGATGTAGTCATTCCACCTCAAGGTGGTCATGGTTCCAATATCTATAGAGAGTTGGGAGCAACTAACGTATTACTTTATTCAAGAATTGAAAATGATACAGAAAACCCAGATTTTGTAACATCTAATCAAATTGCTAGGATTGGTGTTATTTGTAACCCTAAAGCATATGGTTCTACTTCAATTCTATCTTTAGATAAAGCAAGTGCAACTTATGCAGTTCGTTTGACTGGTACAGGATATAGTTCTGTAACTTTTACTGACGATTCCATAGTTACTCAAACAACAGGAACTGGTGTAACTGCTATAGGTAAGGTTATCAATTATGACCAAACTACAGGTGTTTTGAAGTATTGGCAAGATAGAACCATGGCCGGATTTACGACTGTGGGTATTGCTACTACCTCTCCAATTTATGGATATAAGATGAATCGTTTTACCGCCGATATTGCTTCAGGTGGTAGTTTCACGGTTGTTGGTGGAAGTTCTAATTTATCGATTAGTACTAACTTTAGTGGTGTTTCAACCTCAATAAATAATAAAACATATTACCTTGGTCAGACATTTACTAACGGTATTTCAAACCCAGAGGTTAAACCATACTCTGGAAATATGATATATGTTGATAATCGACCAGCCATTACTCGCTCTTCTAATCAAAAAGAAGATATTAAAGTTATATTGCAGTTCTAATTAACTATGGCTCAACAAACCAATCTCAACGTCTCTCCATACTTTGATGACTTTGAAGCATCCAATGATTACTATAGGGTGCTGTTTAAGCCTGGTTATCCTGTTCAAGCAAGAGAACTAACAGGTCTGCAATCTATACTTCAGAATCAAGTTGCTAAGTTTGGACAACATTTTTTCAAGGAAGGTGCGAAAGTAATACCTGGAAATACTTCTTATGAGCAAACATATTTTTGTGTACAGATTAATAATACACATTTAGGAGTTCCTGTAAGCGGTTATATTGATCAGTTATTGGATACAAAGATAGTTGGATTGCAATCAGGTGTAACTGCAGTTATTGACAAAATTTTATCAGCAGAAGATTCAGAAAATGATAATATAACCTTATATGTTAAATATCAGTCTTCTGGTACTGAAAATAATGATGAAAGTGTTTTCCGAGATGGAGAACTTTTAGCAGCTGCAAGTGATATTATATCTGGTCCTTTAAATAAAGCATTTATTCCATCTGGAGAATCTTTTGCATCTGCAGTTTCGGATAGTGCATCCGCTGCAGGATCTGCTTTTTCTATATCTGATGGGGTTTATTTTGTTAGAGGTACATTTGTAAATGTATCTTCTGAAACTCTTATATTATCTCAATACACAAATAGTCCTACAGGTAGGATAGGTTTGAGGGTTGTAGAGGAAACTATTAATTCCGATGAAGATCCAACATTAACTGATAACTCAAAGGGATTTAATAATTATGCTGCTCCTGGTGCAGATCGTCTTAAGATAACTTGTTCATTATTGTTTAAGGAATCTGATGATTATAATGATGACAATTTTGTTGAATTAGCACAAGTTGATGAAGGTATTTTAAAGTCTCATGAAGTCAATACCACTTATAATATCATAGCAAATGAACTTGCTCGGAGAACATATGCAGAGTCTGGTGATTATACTACTAGACCATTTAAAATTAAAATTAGAGATTCTTTAAATGATGGAATTGGTAATAATGGTGTATTAAAAGAGGGTCAATTTACTGAAAACGGTAGTTTAGCAAGTAAAGATTTAGCTCTTTATCAAGTTTCTCCAGGAAAGGGATTTGTAAAAGGATATGAGGTTGATAGAATTGCTACTTCATATACCGATTTAGATAAACCAAGAACAACTAAAACTTTAGAAAGTCAAGCAATTAATTATAAAACAGGTGCTGTAGTAACTGTTAATAGAGTTAGTGGAGCACCAATTATTGGTATTGGTAATACTTATATTGTAAGTTTAAGAGATCAAAGAGTTGGTGCAGCTGTTAGTTCTGCTGCTGGTAATGAAATTGGTCTTGCTAGAGTTTATGATGCAGCATTAGAATCTGGTAGTTATAGCACATCCAATTCTGACGTAAACGAGTGGGATATTTCTCTATATGATGTTCAACCATTCACTAAAATTCAATTAAATGCTGCGGTTACTCTTAATACTCCAACTTATGTAAAGGGTAAGTATAGTGGTGCTACAGGATTTTTAAGGACTAGTACCACTACTGATGCTATATGCATATATGATGTTAATGGTAGTTTTGTTAAAAATGAACCATTCTATTTTAATGGGGATGAAAATAGTCGAGTAGCACTGGCCGTTACTTCTTATGGTATGGGAGATGTTAAATCTCTTTATGCTGGACCTGGAATTGGTACCATTGGATATGGAGTAACATTTACTGGTGATATTGTCCAGAAAAATGAGTTAGTCTTTGGAAATGCTACAATTACTGCTGTTAATGGAACTACTGGATTAAGTACTGTTACTTCCGGTCATCCATCATTCCCAGGAGATATAAAAGTTGGTAATTTGCTTAAGTTTAATGGATTAGATAGTGATGATCCTACTTATGCAAGAGTAACTGCTACTAGTACTAGTAATGTTACTGTAACTGGTGTACACACTGTTAGCGGTGTATCTAATGGAGCATTACCTACAATAGGAAAAGTTGGTGTTGTTACCTCTGTTAATACTACTGCTTTCTTAAATACACCTGATCTTACATTAATTACTACTCCATTCTCTAAATCATTAGATAATACTCTCTATACAGAAATGCCAAGAGAGAATATATCTGATGT